GCTCTGCCTGTCCCATTCTTCTAGCTATCTCAGCCTCAATGTTGTATCTGCCTGTGGGACTCATGGTTGTAAGTGGTGTTAGTGGTACGCCTTTTTGTTTTTGTGCATCTTCGTAAGCTAACTTACCCAAACCAGCTGCTAAGGCACCAATGCCACCTAATTTGAGGGCGTCACCGAGACCACTGCCGAAACCTCCACCTTGGCCTTGTTGCTGGCCTCCGCCTATCAGCCTGCTAATTAAATTACCACCACCTTGTTGTTGTCCGCCACCAAGTATCATGTTGCCTAAACCGCCCGTTGGTATAGATGACGGATCTGATAAATATTGTCGATAAGTAGCAGGGTCTACTGAATTACCAAACTGATCTACAAACATACCCGTTTCTGGATCTAGTTGTGAGGACACCATATCGAAACCTGGTTGTTGAACTTGGCCTGGCATATTTCCTGGAATTAAGTTATTTGTTACAGGTTGACCTAAACCAGTAAAGCTGCCAATCCCACGTCTTAAGTTTGGACCAAACTGTCCACCGAAAATACCTTTGTCACCTGTTGCTGGATTAAAGAATGTGCTTGCTAAGTTACCAGAACGCAACCCACTACCCAAAGCTCTAAATTTGTCTAGTGTTCCAAGTTGACTAAATCCACCCTTTCCTACAAGTTTGCCACCGACACTACCAAGACTACCAACACCACTAAATAGTTTACCCGTTCCAAAACCAGATAAACCGCCTGTGATGGCTCCTTTTAGTCCCTTACCAGCAGCAACGTTTGTTGCAGCTCCGATTGCTCCAGCTAATACTGGACCAACACCAGGTATAAAATTAGCTAGCGGGCCTGCAACAGGTGCAATTTTCTTAGCTACTTTTTTAAGTGCTTTACCTATCTTTTTGAAAAAACCAAATTGTTCTAATCCTGTAACTGGATTAAGACTAGCTATACCCGTACCTACAATGGCCTCCTCTGGATTTAAGCCTAGTTCATTAAATTTACTTTCAACAGCGCTTTCAAACTGTTCGTCCTCAAAAAACTCTGGTGGCAATACTACCTCACCTGGTCGTAAATGAGCTAACTGAGTATCATCGCCCTCACCTTGCATTGCTAACTCTTGAGCAATTTGTCCTAGTGGAGCCATTGATACTTGTTCTGCTCTTTGTAACATTGATTCTAAAGTTTCTCTGTCCTCTTGTGACATATTTTCTGCGCCTTCAAACAACTGCATTTGTAAATCTGGGGTTGCACCAGAGCTTATTGTTTCTGGTAACAACTGCATTTCTAAATCGGACATTGCACCAGGCCTAATTGTTTCTGGTAACAACTGCATTTGTAAATCTGGGCTTGCACCAGGCGTAGCAGGCTGCATAGCTTTCTTAGCCATTTGTGACGTTGTGGTTGCTGCTTGTGGTCCAACCAATCCGTAAACCTTTCTTAAACTATCTTCTAATGCGCTCATGGTGTACTTACTGTTACAGCTCCTATACTTAATGTTGCAGAGACACCAGTCGGATATGTTTGATGTTCATACAGGTTTCTAAACTGTGTGCCATCAAAGGCTTGGTGAACCTCTGTCGTTGAGTTAAATATAATAGCACCTGTGGCAAATTGCAACTCGCTAATGTCTGTGGAGTTAAACGATTTTATGCTATCTGGATCAACCGACCCCAGGTTTATTTCTAATATTCTTATTAGTCGGTTAAATGTGTCAGCAGAAACCGTATCACCATCTGCTAATGGCAACTGTGTCGGTAATAATTTGCTCATTACCTACGCCCAGATTGTTGAACATCAACTCTTGTACTACCAAGCCTCCACTTGTAATTTTTTCTATCAGAATCAGTATTATCATCATCTGATTCAAACCGCAAAACAAACTGTCTAGCTCTTGATCTTAGCGAACCAAACGTTGTGCTTGCAGTAATTTGTGTTGTAGAGTCTGTTGAAAGTGTTTGGTTGTTGAAATCACGTCTTTTTACGACAACGTTTACAGCAGGATTTTGGTTAGTGCCTGTATCATTGACAAACAATATGTCTGGCAAAATACGTTTTAGAAACACAAACCTATCGCCATCTGTAATATCTATGTCGGCAGATTCAACAAACACACCGTCCATAGCGCTTTCATCATCATTAAAACCTTTTTCATGTTCATATATGCGCTTTGTTGTGGTTTCTTCACCACCTGCAAACGGTTTGTCAAACACACCCGCTGCAAGCCAACTATAACGCTCCAGTGTACCTATGCTCCAAGAGTTTTCTTCATAGTTGTAAATAACATATCTAGATATTTCTGTTTCATTATCTGTAATTGACGGATAAAAAAACCATACCTCTGAAAACTCTTCATTTAAACCTGCAAAACATTTAAAGGCTTGCGATTCATCCAAATCAGAAAAAACATGATCTTGCACACTACAAGGTATTTTTTGAACTGAGCCATTATAAAAATAAAAACCTTTTTTAGACATGTAAAACACGCCTTTAGGTGAGTTTGCAGCTGCTTTTGGACCAATAAGGCCAGCACCCTCATTAATTAAATTAATTGCAAAAGTGAGTGGCGGGCCAATAAAATTCATAGAATATAAAGAGGTGTCAGTCCATATTAATATTTCTTGTCTAGCTTTTAAGCCACCTATAATTGATGAGCCAGACGATAACCTCAAAGATCCTGCTGTGTTTGTAGATAGCGGCTCAAACTCTAATGGATTTTCTTGATCGCTAAATGCAATCAACATTGGATCGAGAGTACCTGTCCTTGAACTACCACTTATAGGATCAGCTCCTAACACTATTAGATGTCTGTCAGTTTCAGATGTAATAACTTGTAAGGCTTTTGTTGGTACCAAATTAGCACCACTTGTAGTGCTCAAATCTACTGCCCGAGTTGATAAACCATTATTTTCTACCCACCTAAATATTCCACCCGCTCTTGGATTTATAATTAAGTCCTCACCGTAGTTATCATGTGTCCATAAACGTAACTGGTTTGTATCTGACAAAGCTGTTGCTGATCCCCAGGCGCCTGCGCCCCATGTACCAACACCCCAACCAGTTGATTCAACAAAAACATCTAATCCAGAGTTTAAAAGATAAACACCATCTGTTCCAGAACCTCCATTTCCAGAATCACTAGAGTTCGCAGTGACGGTTGCATCGCTAGTATCTTTGGCAGTAATTTCATAAGTATTGGTGCCTGTTACTAAACTTATTTGATATTCTTGGTTTAGTACGGTCGCGGTAATATTACCACCCAAACTTGTCGCGCTTGAAAAAGTAACAAAGTCTCCTGTAACAGCTCCGTGAGAACTATCGGTCACTGTTATTGTTGCAGAACCGTCAGTAGCAGCAAACGTTATAGAATTAGTGCTGGTTTTTCTAACAGGTGTAACATCATTGTAGCTACCACCCTCTTCAATATAATATTTATTAGTAGTCCCAATACCAAGATATTTGTTTCCACCTAAGGAAATCCAAGAATGTAGTGCTCTGGCAGAGCCGATCAAAGTATCGGAGGACAGCTTTTCCCAACCACCTATTTTTTCAACGCGACCCTTACGAAAACGAATTTTGTCGCCGTCAACCCAACCACCCTCATTCGAGTAATCGGTTTCTTCTTTGTTTATCCCAGGCTTAAAATTTAACTTTGATAGCGGCATGGTACGACATCTATGCTAACCTAATGATTGCGCCTGTCGCTGTAGCGCTAGGAAAAACGATTGTAAAATCGCCTGCTGTAGAAGTCTTGTCACCACCGAAATCAATAGCGCAAACTGCTTTATCAGAGTTTGTATCATTATAAATTAAACAACCTCTAGCAGTTACCGTAGCGTTACTAAACGTTAAATCTGCAAAATCGCAAAAAGCTGTAGTTCCAGATGTGGTGGGTGTAACGTTAGTCAACGCTGATCCACCAGATGTGTAGTTTGTACCAGACGCTTGGCCTGTTGTGGTAAATGCTGTTGTGCCTGCACCCAAAGTTGCTGAGCTTGTATATAAAGCTAGCTTAAATGAGTTGCCGCTAGTAGCTGTAAAATTATGAGTGCCTACGAGTAACTCTTGTTTGAAACTCGTACAAATTGCTGATGTTATTGCCATTATAGCTCCTTCAATATTTTAGCCATGTCGCTGTGGCCTTGTTTTTCTAATAAATTAGCATAAGTCGTGTTCTGTGACTTTATTGCATTTTTTATAGTATATAAGATTACAGTATAAACTTGGTTTTGAAAAGCCAAAGCCTGCTGTTTAATATGATCTGGTGCGCTGTCTGAAATGTCACATATTTTCTTAGTTGCTTGAGCTGCCCAAAACTCTGCGTCATGGCCTTTACCCTCGGTGGTAGTTACACCAACCTTGCCTAAAGTAAAATCGCTTTCAACACTCATCCTTTGTATGGTTCTGGTGGAACCACATCCTCATCTATTTTTAAACCATATTGTTCTAGTTGCTGGTTTATTTCTTGATAAGGGCCAATGATAAACCTGCCTTCATGTGGCACTGCTACTAATGGTTTATCTAATCTATGAAAACCATATAATTTTTCTGTAGCAGGCACATTGCTATCTAAAACAGTGGACCTACCACTTATACCGATTAGTATATCTTCACTCATGCACTTACTAATCCAAAACTCAACACAAGCTCTTCCTGCCTCTGCGAAGTGCATATTTTCTTTGTATGAAAAATCTATACCAAAAAGATCCAGTCTGCCGACTTTGTTAAATAAAGCAAAAGCTATCGCATAAGCAACTGTGTTATTTAAGTATGCGCATTTTGTTGCGTTACAGACTTCCTCTATTGGGTATAAAACTGGATTGTTTATTCTTGGATCTAGTTCGCATGTATATACTGGTGTCTGAGTTTGTTCCAGAACCCTACACATAACAGATGTTTGTTTGCCAGCATCATTACTATCAAAAAATCTACTTGCTGGGTCTAGCATAAATATACGATCTGCTGGATAAGTAGATGCAGCTGAGTTGATGCACCATATTTCATCCCAAGTTCTACCGTTTTGTAAACCGATTGCAAAATCAACCTGGGATATGCCAAGTCCGACCAAAGCAATGCTTTTACCTTCTAGTGATTCTATTCTACCCACTAGCTCACGCTAGAGCGAGCAGAATCATACCTGTATTCGTCGCGTGTTCCACGACCTTCTGATGTGTTTTTCATTCTGGCTATCGCCTCCTTAAAGCGTCCCTCTAACTGCGCAATAACGTCAGCTGGTTCTTTAAGAAATAACGCACCTTCAACCAAAGAACCATACAACAGGGCGTCACTATAGTCTGTGGATAAAAATGTCGTGCCAGAGTCGCTACCAGCAGTCAAAGAGACTGGTTTATGTAGATAATGAAGTTCAACCGTGTAATTTGCATCGGGCAACGGCGAAACTTCAAAAGCTGTTTCATCGAACAAAGAGTAATATTTAGGCTTTGCTTGAGTTGTGCCTGGTGAAAACTCTTTAATAAATGATGGGTGTTTGTAATCTAAGTAATCGTATGTGCTTGAGCTTATTATTGCTAAACTCATTGGTGCATAAAAATCAGTTGGTGTAGCAAGAAATCTATTATTAGATGTTAGAGTACCTTGCACATTTTTTCTTTGCTCTGGTAATTGCACAAACGAAAAAATACGATCTTCTGCCTCTGTGATAAAAGTTGGCAGCTGTGTTGTAAATGTTGTTTCCGATACTTCTAAATAATCTTGTATTGCAGTTTTAAGTGTGCCTAATGTAAAACTCATGTTGTCACCGAAACCTCGCCAACACCAGTGCTGACAGAAAATGTTGTTAATACACTACCCAACTTACCGTTACCAACATTGGTATAAACCAAAAAAGTTGAATTATCGTCTGCTGTATCTGGCCTAGGGTCTTTTACTGCTTGAGGGTCCACAGCGGATGGTTTTGGTTGTAGTTGAGGATGTTTTGCGTCCCATTGGTCTGGGCCAACTAACAAGCCATCCCAAGTTTTACGCATTTCGCGTAACTTGTACCTAAAGCCAGATATATCGCAGATACCGTATGAATTTTTACCAGATGCAAAAGCCATTATGCGTTGTTGTAACTCCTTAAATTAGGTGTGATGTTAAACGATGCCCTATCCTCGTCTGTAGATAAAGCTCTTTGGAACTCTTCTTCATACAAACCCTTAAGCAAACCTGTTCGCTCTGGTGCTCTTTTTAAAGATATGTAATAAGCAAGACCAGCAGCTAAACAAGGATAAAACCTAAAAGGCATATCCAGCGTGTTAGCACCTGCATCTGCATCGTCCATTCTTGTTAAAACATTCATGTGCACAACGTATGTACTAGATTTATCTGGTGTGGGCCATACTTTAATTGTTGGCGTAGTTTGTTTGTTTATAAAATATTGATTTGGTTTTCCTGTGCTAGATTTGGTTGTTATGTGAGCATACTCAGCTCTACTTAATCTTGTTAGCGGTAAATCAGTGGTTTCAGTACCTACTGTTTCTCTAATAAATACGTCGAGCACATCAATCGGTGCTGTAGCATTAGTGCTGTCTATGTTATATGTAGCTGTATCTTTTACCATGTCTAGTGTTTTTTCTTGCACTGTCCA